CTGGGAATTCTCCATACATGGGCAATCCTATCGGTAATTCACGCAGACCAACATAATCCTGATTCACATAGGCTTCAGCTTTACGACAAAGTTTCAAGCAGGAATTACGGTCTGGACAATCTTGACAGAACATGGGACGACTCCAATCTTTCCGAGCCATCCTTCTGTTTAGGGTAAGCTAACGGGTAGGTGTTCAGGATTTATGGTTGTTCAGAAAAAATGAACAGGATCATCCCATTATAGGGGTAGATTCATTCATTGTTTAAAATATGTGTTTGGATTTGATTTTTTTCATTCATTCCTTTGTCGAAGATACTAAGTTCTCGTTAATAAAAGGTTTTATATTATCTAAGTCAAGAAATGGCCTATCTTTTCGAATGATTAACCCCTGCCATCATTCATCTTCTCAACCTTTTAATCTCTCCCTGATGAGCCTTGATACATAGATTGCAGATAGTTTTGATATGCTTCCATGCTGAAATCATTCCCTTTTCGTAAATTATCAGCTCTTGCAGAGGCTTCGGTTTAAATTTCATATTTATTTCTCTCGGTCATCATCTCTGGTGGTGTAATCCAATAATGTTTTTCCACACCCAATTTCCTTTAAAAAGCATAACAACGGCATGAAGTGGATCGCCAAGGACTCCCGCTTATGCTGGACGTTAGGGCCAACAAGCGACTGATTTCTACGTTATCCTGCATTATTCCTTAAATAGACCGGGATGGGAGTCCCCATCCCTTGTCCCAATAAACCCAACAATGACACTCAGGTTTTGTATGGTGGTGTCCCTCAAATTGTGTCCCCTCACATTCCTCCCCCAAATAACCATCTACATTCCTGAAAGACTGTTTCACGTCTTTTAACGCTTGGGGATTTACTATGCAGCCATGGTGATGATCGTCCCACTCGTGTCCACAAATACACTTTCCCGTAAATTTCTTTTTCATAATACTTTACCTATCAAATATCCCAGAATTATAGAAATCAAAATTGCCAAGAGCACCCAAAGGGGATGTTTAGGATCAATCGTCATCTCACTGGCCTCATCATTTCTACGGTTTCATGCAGTAACTTCTGCTGTAACAATCCAACCCGTAAATACTCATTCCACCTTTCAAGAACAGAATACCAACGGGTAGGTTCAAATGGTGTCAGAAACTTCTCTTCCAGTCTGAACTTCTCGTTATTGTAAGTAATTTCATAAAAAGCCCGTCCCTGTTCATGCCAGATTTTAGTTACAGGGCCAGCAATAGGATAACTCAAAAAACCCATTACACGGGTTCCGATAGAGAACTTGGAATATAGTTTAAGATTTGGGTCCATTAACTCACAATCCCTCCCGGCTTATAAGCGTCACATAATACAGTCCGGTCCTTATCTTTTAGGTAATCACAGATCATACCGATCGCTTCAGATGCTTTTAAGATGTCTATCACTCTCGCCTTGTTCTTGAGATTGTGTAACCCTCCCGAAACCGGTACATCAATTTCAAGGCAGGCGAATCCCAAATCTCTATATAACCACGCCTCGGACTCTGTACCTCTTTCAATAATCTTATAATGGCCATTCAGGGAATGCAGGGCCTTCTTGATATGCTTAAGTTGAATACCAAAGTAATTCTCGACGGTGAAGTACAGTTTATCCCAGTTCTTACCCCTTTCGGTTACATCAACCACGAGCATGAAAGTATCATCGGCACTGTGGTCACGAGCGACGTTCCTCGCTCCTCCCATTGTCGATTCTTCGCAGTTAGTATATTCGATAAACATTCCTTCTTTGCCTATTAACTGAGCCGTGGCTAAAATTCCGGCAAGATTGTCACACGTACCGTAAAGCGTACCGTTCTTCACGGTTGAGAAGGGATCGAGAAAAATTGTGTCAAAATGACAGGAACAAATTACTTGCATTTCTCTTTTCTCTCCACCATCACCCTCAAATCAATTGTAATCCTGTCACCAATATTCAACAATGTACCCCACAATAATTCATTAAACATGATCGTAGGTTCACCCCATGTATCGGACATGGATTTCCAGTTTGTCAGTTCAATCGTTTTAACTTTTCTGAATTCGTCTATTACTGAACCCATAAAAGATATCCCGCCCACATCAGGTATCCAATCCCAACCGCAAGTGCAAAGGCATCATTACCACGAGAAATTGAACGTGGGTAATCGTCACCCCCCAATAGAAGTATTCGGAGTAGAGTCAAAAACACTGAGAGCCAGAAAAAGACTGAAACAAATAAACGCATTTTATCCTCCTTTATTTTGGCAAGTCGGTCGGGGGTGATGGATTAGTGCAAAACCTATTTTGGCCGGTATACCTCAGAAACCCCTTGGGAATCCAGACCTAATAGATTTTAGCAACACCCATCTGCTTCACGTCTTGCCCCACGTTTCACGGACTGGCTACCCGCCCCTCGACCGAGCCATTTCTTTTAAAAACCATCAAATCGTACATCGAATAAAAAACCGGAATGCGCCATTCCTTAGCCAATTCCACTTCTTTATCGGCACCCACGCTCGCACCATCTACCCTAAGCACGGCATCGCACCGCTTGAGCATCTGTAAATCATAGTCATACCAAAACTGTGTGTTACGTGGTGAGACAAGATTCCATAGAAGGGTCAGATGGGGAATGTAGGGGATAAATCCATCAAAAATCAATTCATCGGCTACCATAATAGCTCGATGTGTGTTCTGTACCGGATCTGGCAAGGCATATGGAGCGGCAATGTAAATTAGTTTATTTGTACTAAACATTTTATTCCTCCCGCATTTTTACATATGGTGGATGGACTTGAAAATCGAGTGAAGCCTTACTACCCTTTCCGATCTTACCCTCGTGGAGCGTGAGGAATATTTCGCCGCAAAATTTAATGTCTGCATCGAGAAAGTCTCCGTAATCGCTGACAAGTTGTTTGGCATAAAACACCAGCAATTCACGCAGAATGGTGGGATTGAGATCCTGTTCCCTTTCGATCGTGAAAGGAAATTTGGGAATTGGAGTACAACCTTGCTGGAATTTTGGCATTAGACATTTACCGATTTCTGGATAATTCTTCCCTCGTAGTGAGCGAAGAACTCCGGTTTGAACCGCATAATGGAATTATCCTTGTCAACCCTAAATTCAACAATCCAGAAACCGACATGGGCGGCAAGGTTTAACCTCTTCATAAATGGAGTTTGAGCTTGGATGGTTCCACACTGTAGAGTGAAAATATTCCGATAGCATGGCAAATATTCGGCCTTGTGATAATGACCCATCAGGAGAATATTGGGCTTTTGACCACCCGATAAAGACTCAATATACTTCTGGGGATGGTAACTCAGGGCATACGCTGTTCCCTTCCCGGGATGCACCAACCTCAAAACAATCTCACCATGTTTGGTCTTGATAATAGTGTCAACCTCTTCCCTACCCAGACAAACAAGGTCTGGCCGTTTAACGGAAATCTTTGGCCCAATATCTGTACCGGAATGTTTATAGAAGGAGAGGTCATGCGAGCCTTCAATAAAATAGGTCGTAATGTCCTTAAATTCTGGATACCGTTCACAACACGCATCTACTTGGTTATCGGCACCATGGGCATAGATTTCATATTCTTGACCGGGATGCATCTTTTCGCCCTCACATATATCACCGGGATGGTAGACACTTGTAATCCCCTCTTCCCTGAAAATCTTATAGGCCAGGCGAAGTACGTCAGAATGCTCATAGAGCGAACCAATATGGGTATCACTCACAATCCCAAATCGGACTACATCTCCATGGTACTGGTGAACAGGAATTACATTCTTCTTGAGCAACTCCAAAATTTGGGCTTGAAATGTTTCCCCATGCGGAATAGAATTGTCATGCCTAACCTTGTTCCATTGCTTCCCGCAGGCTCGACACCGTGCCTTCAATTTACCGTTGGAACTGGTATCATCACTTCCACATTTGGGACAGGTTGCTTTTTTCTCTACCATGCAGACTCCTTTCGGAAAGAATATTTATTCCCAACCAACTTCGGATTTCTACCATTCAACCAGCATTTAAGACGGCGCCAGAGTTTTTTCATCGTCTTCCATCCTGTTTAAATTTGACACCCGATATTGCCCCCGACGCAATAATCACGCTGGGATTAAACCAATCGACCTTGTGGTAGAGACTCGCGGCTTCGAAGGCAAACTTACCGGATTGTCCAAAATGATCGCCCATCCCTATGCTGTAATATATGGTCTCGTGCTTAGTTCTACCGAAACTCAACTTCTTTTCAGTAATGGTTTTTTTAATATTGAGATGGTGCGTTATCCACGTCTGCATTTCCTCATCGTACATGGGTACATCAAGAGAATTCTTGTAAAGAAAATTGAAGTAGGCATCCAACGCCCCAGTTTTATCTTCCGAAATCTGACAAACATATGTCTCTTCCCCATCGGGTGTAGTTTCCTTGCCCACCCAGTTAAAACCTAAATATGGATCTTCAAAGTTTACTCGTGTCGAATGGTTCACAAAAACCTTCTTGGGCCAATCCTTCTGGAAGTTCAGGGCGGTATTACCATCGGGTTCACCATCTATGACACAGAGAACAATGTTGAATCGTTCCATAAACTCATCGAGTCGGCCTGGCTTGGGGATCATTAAACCATTCTTACCCTTCAAGAAGTTTTTGAAGGCCATTTCTTCGGGAGAAAATTCTACATGAACCAACTGCCAGCGACCAATATCGTTGGGATCAAGATTATTTTTAGAATTTGGTATCAGTCTCCAAATCGAAACATAAGCTCCCTGGTCTGCACCCATTACGTGCACATACCCAGGCTCATTAATAAACTTCAGGTCAGGCTTTGCCAAAATCTTAAATAGTTCAGCCGTCAATCCCATGCGTTTATCTTCGTAGGGAATACCGAGAACGTGATGGTGGAAGTAAGCCGTATCCTTTGTGTCCCGATCACGCATGACTTCAGGCGCGGGCTGAGAATAAGCCCACGGAATCCTGTAACCCCTGTAACCCTCTCCATACCGAGTCACGGTGTCAAAATATTCCTTGCGCATCGGCACCCACTCACAGTTATGCAACTTCAAGGGTTCTTCTTTTCTCCATTTGCCGATCTCAGACCAGTCCAACGGTTTAAAACATTTCAAGCACTGGTAGTAAACTTCCCCCTTCTGCCTCTGTCCCTTCTCATAGTAATTGGCTACAGAATCGGGAAATGACATTTCTTGCCACTCCCCGCAAGCACAACACTTAATCATAAACACCATCTGGTCAGAGAGTTCATTATAGATTTTTGTAACCCCTGCATTCCCCATCTCAGGACTTGAGAATATACCGAAATGGCCTCTCTGCGTTTTAGCACGGAACATTGGAGATGCCTTAATACGGGACTCTAACTGACTCCCAATGGTATCATCGGTCGTGCGGTCCCACTCGTCACCCTTTAACCACTGTGCGGGAATGGTCGTAACACTCGATAACGTTTTGCGACCGCCGAGATAAAGACCAGCCCTACCAAACTTTTTCAGGGAAATCTGGTCAACATCACCCTCTTCCAATAAGTCCTCAAGGTAAGGATTCTCTCTAATAAAGTCCCGTAAGCGGTCGGCAGAGAACTCCCTCATCTTGTCATCGTTTTCCAAGGTGTAGATAGCTGTAGGATAAAGACTCATCTCCACGCCTTCATCGGAAATATAGTAGTAGGGCATCAAGC